GTATACAATATCTAACCCACCAATGTTTGAAGAATTAACAGTTAGTGTTAATCCTAGTGTTGATGGATTAAGAAATATATTCTTAGTTGAATATGGGTACAATATTACTGCAAGTTGTGCCGAAGGGTCGGCGACTGGGCAACAGTTCTCAAATAATTATATTTCTTCAAATGGACAAACATTTACAATAACTGCTGAAGATTTATTAGAAGAAGTAGACTGTACTGGTTCAGGTTCTAGTGGAGTTTATGAATTCCAAATTACAATTTTTACAAAACCTGTTTTATCTAATGGTCAAATAGACACTACAAGGTCAGATTATTATAAATCATATCCTATTACTATGACATTTTAATTTATTAGTATATTTATAAATAAAAACTTATGAATACTAAAGATGCTTTAGATAGATACCTTGGCAAAAATACAAGGATAGCTGAAACCGACAAAGGTAACGGTTTTAAAGAAGTTTGTGATTTAGACACTGGAGATTGTTACACTGTAAGAATGAAAGATGGTCTGATTGAGAGAGTTGGTAACACTATGACAGTTAACAAAAAAATTAATGTAGAGACTACACAAGGGTATAAACAATTATTGAACGGTTAAAAAAATGGACGTATCTAAAACAATTATTGAGGAGTTAACAAGGTATAACAAAATCAACAAATATATTATGGAGCAAGACGCTCCTGACTTACCACCAGCGCCTGGTGAAGAATTACCACCACCTCCAGCACCTGATGCGGGAGTTGCGGGTGCAACACCTCCACCACCCCCTGCGGCTGATGCGGAACCAACACCTGTTGATGTTGAAAATGACCCTGATGTTGAAAAAATAGATGACAAAGGGGAAAGTACTGAAGGTGAGGGTGATACTGAAGAGTTGGATATCACTGATTTAGTGACATCTCAAAAAAATATGGAAGAAAAACAATCTGAATATTTTGAAAATCTATTCAAACAACTTTCAAGTCTTGAGGGTAAATTATCTGAAATGGATAATATTATGGATAAGATTAATAGTATTGAACAAAAGATTGAAAAATATAGAGAAAAGACTCCACAAGAAAAATTGGAATTAAGAAGTCTTGACTCTGGTCCATTTAATCAAAAATTAACTGATTTTTTTGATGATAAAATGGAAGATATTGAGAAATCAGGAAAGAATGAATATGTTATCACTTCTGATGATGTTGAATCGTATTCACCTTCTGAAATCAAAAATAGTTTTAATGATTATTTGTCTTCTGATGATAATACACAATCATACGGTTACAGATAAAAATTATTTGACTATTACGGCTGACACAACTATACTTGAATTATTAACTTAAATTTTTATAAATAATGGCGACAAATTCATTAGATGCTGTTCTCGCTCAGTACGAAAAAGCGAAATCAGGTGGAAGTAACACCTCAAAGATGTCTCAAGAAGACAGAATGAAAAAATACTTTGCGGCTATCCTGTCAAATAACGAAAATTCAGGACAGAAACGTCTTCGTATTTTACCTACACCTGACGGGTCATCACCCTTCAAAGAGGTTTGGTATCACGAAGTACAAGTTGAGGGTAAATGGAATAAAATCTATGACCCAGGAAAGAACGACAACGAGCGTTCACCTTTGACGGAAATTCACGACGAACTAATGTCAACAGGTAAAGAATCTGATAAAGAACTTGCAAAGGCATATAAGCCACGTAAATTCTATATCGTTAAAGTGATTGACCGTGATAACGAGGCGGACGGAGTTAAATTCTGGCGTTTCAAACACAATTACAAGAACGAAGGTATTCTTGACAAAATCATTCCGATTTGGAAGGCTAAAGGTGACATCACTGACCCTGTTAATGGACGTGATTTAATCATTGAGTTGGCTAAAGCAAAAACTCCTAAAGGTGCTACTTACACAGTTATTCAGACTGTTATGCATGACGACCCATCACCTGTTCACACAGAAGTTGAAACGGGTAAGGCTTGGACTGAAGACCCACTTACGTGGATGGATGTTTATTCTAAAAAACCTGTAGAGTATTTGGAAGCAATTGCTCGTGGAGAAACTCCAAGATGGTCATCTGATTTAGGTAAATACGTTTACGGAGATAGTTCATCTGAAGAAGGTACTATCGGTGGAACGTCATATACTGACCCACAAGCTGAGTCAGAACCTGATGGTGACTTACCATTTTAATTTATAAAAGGTTGGGTACTAACATACACAAAGTGCCCAACCTTTGCTATTTTTAATACAAACAATTTAAACATATAGACACATGAGCTTACAACAAAAAATGTACCACGCTCTCATTAAAAAATATGAGGCGGATTTTGCTGAGGCTGAAGCAACTCTTACCATTTATTTTACAACTCCTGTTGGAATTGGAGAACATCCCCAACATTTAGAAGAAATGGATAAGATGGTGGAAAAAATGGCTAACGCAAAAGACAAATTAGAAACATTAAAAGAAATTATTAAATTTGAAGAATAATTGAAACTAATCGGTAATTTAAAAACAATTGATAACCTTAAAAAATTTTTTAAATCTATTAAGATATCAATTGTTGTTTTTATTTATTTAATTATTCTTTGGATATCAAACCTTTTTAGAAAAAAATAAATTATGGCAATAAAGAAAAAAGAATTTAATTTTAGTGATGTTAAGAATAAGTTCTCAACAAAAACTAAATACAAACCAGAATCGTTCTACAATTGTGGAGAAGCTTTTATGGATGCATGTGGGTTACCTGGTCCTATTTTAGGCGGTATTAATATGTTTTTAGGACATTCTAATACATCTAAAACAACGGCTATGATTTTAGCCGCCGCTGATGCTCAGAAAAAAGGACACTTACCTGTTTTTATTATCACAGAAAAAAAATGGAGTTGGGAACATGCTATTGAACTAGGACTACAAGCTGAAAAAAATGAGTCCGGAGAGTATGATGGGATGTTCATCTTCAATGATTCATTTGATGTTATTGAACAAGCGGCAGATTTCATTAATCAAATTTTGGACGCTCAAGAGAAAGGTGATATTCCTTATAGTATTTTATTTTTATGGGATAGTATTGGAAGTATTCCATGTCAAATGACATTTGATGGTAAGGGTGGCGGAATGCATTCGGCTAAAGTGTTAGCGGATAAAATAGGTATGGGTATCCACTCAAGAATATCAAAATCAAAAAAAGAAGATTATCCATACTATAATACTTTAGTAATTTTAAACCAACCTTGGGTTGAATTACCCGATAATCCATTTGGGCAACCTGAAATACGTGCAAAAGGAGGGACTGCAATTTGGCTAGCGAGTAGTTTAGTATTTTTGTTTGGTAATCAAAAAAAGTCAGGTATAAGTCATATTGATGCCACCAAAAACGGACGTAAAGTTTCTTTTGCAATTAGAACTAAAATTTCTATATTAAAGAATCATGTAAATGGTCTTGGATATAAGGATGGAAAAATAATAGCGGTACCTCATGGGTATATTACAGATACAAAAGAATCTTTAGAAAAATATAAAAAAGATTATTCAGATTATTGGGGACAAAAGCTTGGAGATTCATATAATTTGGAAGAAAGTCAAGAACCTAATTTTGAAGAATAAAATTAATATTAATAACAATTTTTTAATAAATCTTTATATTTATTGCTAAATGGGAAGAACTAAAGTTGATATTAATAAGAAAAAAAAGAGTATTTCTGTAGCGGTTGAACCGGAAATACTTGAATATATTAAATCAAGACATATAAACTTTTCCTCATTGATTGATAAATTGATTAAAGATTATATTAAAAATGGGAACCAAAGTTTGTAGTAAGTGTAAAGAAGAAAAAAATGTTTGCGAGTTTGGTAAATTAAAAACTTCTAAAGATGGGTTATTATATTCTTGTAAAAAATGTAATAATAAAAGAAGCGTTGATTATCGTAAAAATAATCCTAAAAAGGTATTGGAATTAACAAGGAATTGGACCAAAAAAAATCCTGAATGGGTTTATAATCGTCACAAAAAATGGAGAGAAGAAAATTCGGAGAAATATAAAGAATTAAAAAAAAATTGGTATGAAAATAACCCAAACAAAAGAAAAGAATACCGAGAAAATTACAAACCAAGGAAACACGAACAAAGAAAAGAAAGAAGAGAATCTGACCCTATTTTTTCATTAATTAATAATGTCAGAAGTCGTCTTTACAAATACCTAACCAAGTTGGATATCACTAAAAAAAACAAAACATTTGACATTGTGGGGTGTAATCCATTACAATTAAAAGAGCATTTAGAAAAACAATTTACTAACGGTATGTGTTGGGAAAATAGAAGTGAATGGCATATTGACCACATAATTCCATTGTCGTCGGCAAAAACTGAAGACGAATTGTATAAATTATGTCATTATAAAAATTTACAACCGCTTTGGGCAATTGATAATATCAAAATTC